AGCACTTATCAAAGCTTGGTCGGGGCCTATCAAAGCACTATGTAGCGTAATTTTAATAGCTCGTTATGCGTGTGAGCTTCCACGTGGATATTAATCCATAATATAGAGTGAGGTTATTCTTGACCGAAGTCAGAGGCGCTGCACTCGTTCACAGAGTTTGGGCCTGATGTTTCAACCGTGACTGATCTCCAGTCTTTAATCGCAACTTGCAAATCTCCACTTTTAGGTGGGTAACCAAATTCGCGTTGCAATCCATCGAAGTCGAAATACCTAGGCAGGTACTCTGAAGGGTAGTCTTTCCAAAATGCTTCAACTTCGTCCTGGAATGCTTCAAACGTATTTCTTCCGTGAAACCAGGACTTTCGCACAGCTGTCTCGCAATTGACCGAAGCCGCTTGCAATAAGAAGTGTGTTGTGTCAGCATCCTTTCGGACACCCTTTGGGATTCGAACCCAATTTGTTGTGTCTTTTATGTCATCGAGTGATGGTTGACAAAGCCAGACACCTGGCTTGAGAAGTGTGTCCGTGTAGAACTTGAAACCGCATTTCAAAAAGCTAGCTTCGTCTATCGAACAGTACTTTCGCATTTCTTCTCCCTTTGTGACATCCGTGTATTTAACACCGTACTCCTTAAAGTACTCAGATATTGTTTGGTTGTTAAACCACTCTATCACATCCGGTGTGACGGCGAAGATGACATCATCGCCATAGCAGAAGAATTTGACTTTCTCAGCAAACTTCATGAGTGAGCTGAGTTCCATGTTGATCCTTATCATGATTCCAATCCATGCACATCTGATGTAAAGCATGTTGCAGAGGGAATTGATGTCGACAGTATTAGTAGCGCCCGAAGGGCTTCCGCATTCAACTTTGAAGACAGTATCATACGCCATGTTTTGGCAAGCGCTGACACATTTCGCAATTGTGCGTCTAAGAGTAGAGTCGTTTGGAACATGTCCGACATTGTGACGATACCAATCGTCCATTATGTCGTAAGAGGCTTCAACAAATTCTTTAAGCAGTCTTGGTCCAAATTTGGAATAGTCACCAACACACAAGTGTTCTGAGTGTTCCAAAAGTGAGCGTGTCATCTCGTCCCAATCAAGGGATTCAACGTTTATGCCCACTTGATGTTCCAAGTCCTTCCTGTGTGTATGGAAGGCGAGGTTGAAATCCATCAACGACATTCGCATGATCAGGGCCAGATCAACTGGGCTTCCCTGAATCAGGCGAACATTGTCAAGTTTATCCAACGGAAGGCGTTCATCCTTGTGGCTTATCTGGAATATGGTGAGGGGGGCGTCCCCACTCTCTAACCTTTTCAAGTTAGTGTCCACCAATTCCTGAAGTTCCGCATGAATTTCCACATTCCGGTCCTCGTCAACCTTGATCAGGTCGGATTTCCGCTTAAAGTCGGATGAACAACACCAGGGGAAGCCTGGTGATGTGGCCAAATTCAAACTGGG